ACGGTTATAACAGGAAGGGCCATTTAATTAATCGGTTAGGTTTTTACCTTTCTTTTTCTCGCTGCCAAGTAGCGGCGAAGCAGTCGAAAGTTTGGAAGGCGTCGGCTCTTCCTTCGTGATTTCAACCAGTTTTTTACTAACCAGTTGGTCGGCCGTCTCTCTGCTAACCTCGTAAATCCTCCCGGGTTCTAGCCGGGTCTTTTTCACCGCTGCATTGTCCAGCGCTTTAACGTTTACAGTTCCAGTCATATATTTAATTTGTTTGGTTTCTAAGAAAAAAGGGACCGCCGAAAATCACACGAAACGACGGCCCCCGAGTTGTCAGCTACTAGATGAAATTTTAAACAGTTTCAAGCGCTGCGGCGTCAGTAGCAAACGTACCGGCGACAAACGCGCTGCGGTCGTTATTTCTGACAAGTGTCAAGCCCCTCCACTCTCCTAAGATTGTGCGAAGGTTCTTTGTAAAGTCGTCAGCATCCAGACCAATGTCGAATCGCATAGCTGAACGAGTCACCAACAGCGAGCGACTAAAGTCACCGATCAGATAGTCACCGACGCCAATCAACGTAGTTGGTATAATCGGCACCCCGTCTAAGACCAGCGTCGAGCCTACCGTCAAAAGCCTGTCAACATACCGCTTATCAGTCGCTGAAAGCTTGATCAGTTTCAACTTCGTGATATCAGTCGGGTGCATAAAAATAAAATCCGGTTCGGCTTCACCTTCCTGGGCTATCCGAATCTGATTCATTGCCACGGTCAGAACGTCTACTTCGTTCGCGTTGTCAACAGCTGCAGCAAACGCCCCAGCTGCAAAAGCAGAAGCGACCGTTCTAATACCTCTGTGGTTTTGGCCGCTACCGTTGCCGTTGTAAGCTGTCGCCTCAACCGCTTTCAGAACCTCTCTCATAAGTTCCTGTTCGATCTCAGACTGGATCCACTCGATGTCGTCCAGCATTTCGGTAGAAACTTTGATAAACGCGGTTGTCTTTTTCACCGTCTCGTTTGCGACAACAAGATCAAAGTCGACCTGATTTTTTGCGTTACCCTCGGCTGTTTGTCCGGCTGAGCCGTCTTTGTTCGCCTGGTAAACCCAACTCACTACGTTCGAGGTTGTAGAACGCTGACCCATCACGTCCAGCAATCTAACCCGTCTACTGGGTACCGTATTAAGGCCCTCGATTCTGTCCTCGACCGGAACGTTACCGCCCGACACATTGCCGGCGATCGTCATATCTCCAGGAACTTTCACTTCAAACTCAAAGCCTGACGCTTTTGCCTCAGAGTGGCCGCCATTTTTAAGCTTTTTAAGGTTCTCGATATTGCCGTCTAGTGCCTCGCGAATTTGCTGTCTAAATGACTTGTGGGTGCCTCCATCCTCTGGCTTGGATAGCCTTTTTATAGCAAGTCCATGTTCTTTAAGAACCTCGTTAAGTTGCTTCATCTGCTCTGTGGTTGATTCCTGCAGTGCCATTTTGAGCGCGTCGATATCTTCCTTAGAAGCCTTAGCGTCTATGGCCGCGGCCAATGCCTTCCTTTGCTCGGCGTTGTACTCGTTATATAGCCCAGCGAGTTCTTCGGCTTTTAAGCCTTCGATTGATTCCTTCCCTTTTTCTTTCAAAAACTCTGAAAACGTTTTTTGCTGGACCTCAGCAAGTCCAGACGTTAGCGAGATAAAAGTTAGGGGTTTTGCGACTTGCGCCAATAGCGGGAACGAGATCGCACCAATTAAAGAAGCTTCTGGCGTTCCGAACGCTGCGAAGAAAACGAGCAGCCCGAAAAACGCCCAATACAGTACGTTTGTTAATTTTTTCATGTTCAATGGTTTAAAAGTGCTTTATAAAATTCTAGTGACTCGTCAGTGCTTGGCGAAGGTGGGCCGCCTTTTGGGGTTTCCTTCGAAAACGGCTTTAAGTCCGTTAAAGTTGCAATATAAGATTTTAATTGTTCTAATTCCATAGCTAGACGGTGAAATCCATCATCTGAAAGGTTCCCAGACTTAAAAAGCCGGTGACAGGTGTCTATTTTACCGTAAATCTGTGAATTTAGCATATTTTTAGTCACGCCTTTAACGCCCAGCATCGGCGTGAGTTCGTTAGCGCCGAAACTCACGTCAGAACCTTCCCAAAGCTTTATTTCTTTGACTACCCAAAAATAACCGTATTCGTCAGCTTTTTCAGGGTTTAGTGCTTTCGGGTAGTACTCCTCCCAGCGCTTCATACAATCTTGATCATTAGAATTACGTTCACAAAGGTCTAATTTTACATACTGGAAACCGATAGATCGGGCGTCGTATAGACCTTCTTGAATTTTGATCAGCATATCGGTTGAGTCCTGGCTTTCAGGGTAAAAGCTTTCATGGTAAATGCCGACCATTTCGCGCCCGTCGATTTCAACCTCACGCTCTTCCAAAACGTCAATCCGTGCGATATTTTTAGACCAATCATGGTCTTTTAAATGCTTGATCCGGTTCCCTTTCGTAGACCCGACGCCGCGTTCCTGTATCGACTTAACAGCCGCTCCAGGGACTAGCATATCCATATCAGAGTCAATCCAAAAGTACGAATTAAACACCCCTGTCACTGTTCGGCTTTCCAGATCAACGTCTTTTACTGCCTTTGTCGTGGTCCGGGCCTTGTAAGGGTTAGCGGTTTTTTTATCTTTAGTTTTCATTACCTAGTATTTCGTTTGCGGTTTCTTCGGTGAATCCGTAGATTGTCATGAGTATTGCAATTGCGCTATCGCGGGGAGTCGTGCCATTTATAACACTAGCCTGTATCTGTAAAATACCTTGAACGCCGCCAACAGATCCGCGCAAATTTGCCTGGGCCTGATCGTTAGCTGATTCAGCTGCAGGATTGTTTTCTAAGCTGTCGCCCTCGCTCCGCTCCTCGATATCCTGCTCGGGTGTTGGAATCTCAGCGGCTTTTTCCGGGTAAAGTATTTCCAGCGCTTGGCGCGGTGTCAAAATACCTTGGATAACCTCACGGCCTACGCGCGCGCTTTGTTTTTCTTTAGTAACCTGTAATTCGGCAATTTTGCTTTCGTCCAACTGCATTTCGTAATACTTAAGCTGGGAACGAGCAATAAACGGAGTCAGCTTTGGGAGTATCTTGTCTGCTAAAGGCAGAACGGCGTCGAGTATGAAACTTTGTTTCGCCTCTGCCATATTGTTATAAGTAGAGGCTCCCGGATCCCCAAAGAGCTTAGAGTCTACGTTCAGCGCGGCGCAAATAGCGCGGAGGTGGTCGACTCGAGATTCAATCGAACGTAAATCATTCGGATTCATACCCATCTGGATATAACCGAGCTTTGACGTCGACACCTTTACTTTTCCGAAATTACCAGAACCTGTATGATCTTTTTCATACTTGTCCTGTAATTGTTTTTGCTCGGTATCGGTCATTGGGCGGTTACCGTCAGAGTACAGAACGCCGGTAATGCCTTTATTTCTATGGAGACTGGCTTCACTCTTCCAAACCTCATTATTAGACTCCCAAACTTGCCGAATTGCTCGGAGGGCCGAAAATCCATGATTAGTGTCGAGCGTAATATCTGGTTTAGAAATATGCAGGACGTCACCAGGCAAATAAACCTCAGAGTTTCCGAACAGCGTCACGCGGTACGAAAAAGGGATTCCTGCAGTGTCCTGGTTGATAATCACGTTATAGTTTACCGGGACGAAATATTGATCGTCTTCCCCGGGTCGTTGGTGGCGTATAACAAAACATTCGCCCGCCGCTAGATAGGTTGCAGCCGCCCGGTATAAAAGCGAATCCCCGCTTTCGCGTAAATTGGGGCGTTTAAACAGCTCTATAAATTCGAGGTCCTCCACCACTTCGCCGCGTCGGTTCAATAGCTGTTTATCTGCCTCGACCATTCGGCTGACTATTCGGTCAACCGCCGTGTATACGAACGGATTAGAGCCGTAAGCTTTGAGTAGATAGTCCTTAGATTGCGTCCCGAACGTGTAGTCCCGACCTAGTAAAGTGATCAAACCTGCATCGGTCCGGTCGGTCAGACTGATAAAATTCAGCGATTTAGTAAACGCGCGCTTTACAGATGTGAGAAAACCCATCAATTAAATTTTGCTTAAAGCTAATCAAAAAATAGTAAAATCTATACGTCGCCAGCGTGGCCCTCTTCAACCGGTTCCCAGTAGTAATAGAGAATCACATACCTAACCGCGTCGATTGCGTGATTATCTTTATCAACGGGTACTCGTTTGCCGTAGCTGTTGCGCTTATACGTGCCGTTTCGCTCTTTGGCCCAGCGATATTTTGACAATTCGGATTGTAGGTTTTTCGAATCTTTATGCACAAATAAGTTAAACTGGTGAAGTTTCTGTATGCCAAACGACAGAGATCCCGGGCCTTTTTCAGAATACCAGGCATCTAAGCCAGCGGCTCGTAGCTCAAATACTGACTTTTCTTCGGCCCGGTCCCAGATTGATCTAT